TAGGAATTGGAGGAATCATTGTGCAAGTGGCCTCATCCAAAGTCCAAGCAGACCAATTTTCCGCTTGATATCGGGCATTAAATGTGTCAATAACTGCTTGTTGTTTTGCAGATTTTTCTTCAGGGGTCATGTCTCGCAAAAGCCACACATCCGTCCAAACACCGTTTACTTTTTCGTAAACAGCTTGATCGCTCTCCAATATTTGATACATATCAGGAGTTGGCTGCTCAACGCGCACAAAAGCTTCCCAATGCGTAGGCACAGAACCAAACGCTTCAATGAGATTATCTTCAAATGCTGGATGGTTTTTAGGTTGACCATTCTCAGTTTCAATATACAAGTTCATAGTCAATCCTAATTATGGAGCACCAGTGCACGTAGATGGGAATGAACGAGTGCTACCGGGCCAAATAATCCTGACAGCGCCCGAACCACCAGCACCGGCGCCTGCTTGTTGACCCGCCTTGCCGCCACCGCCACCGCCATAAGCACCGCCCGCACCACCTACCCCGCCTGTACCACTAGAGGCATTGCCGCCAGCACAACCGCCAGAGCCACCGCCACCGCCAGTAGTTGTTCCTCCGGGCGGGTTTGTTACTGTTCCCCTTGCACCGTTTGATCCTTGGCCGTTTAAACCAACGCCACCGCCACCCGAACCGCCAAATAGCCATGTGTTACCAGATACGTTAGGGGCTGTTCCACCACCACCACCGCCACCGCCACCGCCAGAACCAGCCGTAGAGCCGTTTGGAAGTCCGCCTGTTTCACCATATCTTCCACCTTGACCGCCATTACCTGAATATCCAGCCGCGCCACCACCGCCACCGCCTCCAGTTCCGGGGCCACCGCCAAATCCAGCCTGACCGCCCACACCGCCAGAAGCGCCTGTACCACTTGCTACAGTTCCACCGCTACCTCCGGTATAACCTCCCGCACTTGAGCCTGAGTTGGCGGACGCAACCGCTGAACCGTTTACACACATATATGTAGTGTTACCTGCACTGCGAACGTATACGTTATAAGAATTGCCGGGCGTGACTGTGACATTATTTGCATAAGCTAAAGCGCCACCGCCACCGCCTCCTCCTCCAAAATACGTACCGCAACAGCAGGAATAACTGCTTGGGCCGCCAGCACCACCTGCGCCAACAGTAACAACAGAAATTCTGGTAACACCCACAGGTGCGACCCACGAGTAAGTGGCGGCAGAAGTGTACGACTGTGACCCAGTCACTGTGCTTGTTGTAATGCTATTACTTGCCGCACTTGCCGCACTTGTACCGGCTGAATTGGTTGCTGTAACAGTAAATGTGTAATTTGTAGATGGTGTCAACCCGGAAACGGTGATTGTTCCAGAACCAGCCTGACTTAGTGTGCCTGTGACTCCGCCGGGAGAAGATGTCGCAGTGTAAACAGTAATCGTTGCGCCGCCGTTGCTTGCTGGCGCTGTGTAGACAACCGTTGCTGTAGTAGTACCTGTAGATGTAGCTGTTCCAATTGTTGGTGCTCCGGGAACCACCGCCGCTACTGTCGCCGTTGTGTTGGAATTAGCCGTAACTCCAGATGGCGCAACTGAATTAGTAGCTCTTACTTGACAAAAGATACCAAACCCAACGTCCCCTGCAACCAACACATAAGTACTAGAAGTTGCGCCGCTAATTGACGTACTTGGACTTCTAAACCACTGATAAGTAAATGTTGGCGCTGGCGCTCCTGTCCACGTTCCGTTTGTAGTCGTAAGCGTAGAGCCAAATGTGGCTGTACCTGTGACTGCTGGAGCTACAGTATTGACGGGCGCACTCCCGTAGGAGTTGCCCACAGACGCCATCAATATACCTGTCATGTTACGTTCCCTGTGACAACACAAACAGTACCAGAAATAAACAACACGTTGCAAACGCCGCGTGTCGCTAGTGAAATTGTAGCCTTGTCAGCATCCGTACCGCCAATGTAAGCAGTGGTAATAGACATGGTCAACGTAATTGCGCTAGAAGTGTTGTTAAAGATAACAACTGCATCGCCAGCAGAGAAAGTAGCGTCGGGAACCACAATTGATCCGCTAGCGCCAACTTCAATAAATTCACCAATATCGCCTAAAGCAAGGGTGTAGCTAGTTGTTTTAGCTGCGCCAGACTGAGGGATGTTGAGGTAGCCTAATGAACCAGATGACGGCAACGTAACATTTGTAGATGCGCCAACAGTAAATGTTGTTGAGAAACCGCCCGAAACTGCTAACAGACTTGACGAAACTTTTACGTAGTCAGTGCCGTTGTAGTACACAAACGCTCTTTCACCCACTGCAATAGATACGGCAGGGGTTTGACCCGAACGGATAAAAGAAACCGTGCTGCCAGTGGCTGCGTTATCTACCAAGTACAGTTTGCTACGGCTTGGAGCAGTAATTATTTTGGGTGTTGTCAACGTGCCGGTTACACGGATCACCATGTACTGACCCGTAGTTGACCCAATGTTGTTCCCTGACGCGCTACCTATGGTGTTCGTCAAAGTGATGGGGCCATCACCCGCAAAAGATAATGTGCCAGCAATGGCAATATCAAGGTAATCAGAAATACCGTAGTTGACTGTGTCGCCCCATGTACCTGATAGCGTACCCTGTGTGGGGGTGACCAAGTCTAGAAGAGTTGTTGTCGCTGCCATTTAAATGCTCCTGTCTGTATGTAGCACTGGGCTACACTGTATTGATATTTTGCCAGTTTGCGTCTTCGGTGTCATCAATTAACGACCAATAAAACACACCAAAGTTGCCAACGTTACCCATAGCTTGACTGCCTGTTATAGCAATTAACCTTGCGCCAATTGACATTGTGCCAACAGCACCTGCCGCAGACACACCTGTGAGGTCTAGTGCCTTAACGGGAACTTCATCTCCAATAAGCCCCGAAGCGCTGACACCTGTCAACGCAACCGCAACATCTAACCCAACACTGCTAACAGAGCCCGTAGCCGAAACGCTGGTTATTTGGAAGTTAAATTCCACCGTACCAACTGCGCCTGCGGCTTCAACACCTGTAAGCGCTACTGTTCTGCTAGCCCCCGGAGTGCCAACAACACCTGCTGCTTGAACGCCACTAATATCAGAGCCAAAAGCAAAATCAACACTTGCTACTGCACCGCTAGCAGATACGCCCGACAACGCAACAGATTGCGCTGGTACAACTGTGCCAACTGAACCCGTAGCAATTACGCCATCTTCGTCTTCCGCCGCGCTGACAACAACGGCTCCAACAGCACCAGAAGCCTCAACCCCCGTAATTGCAAAAGACCGTTCTGCAACAGTAACCGTGCCCGAAGATCCGGAAGCTTCAACCCCCGTCAGGGCAATCTGTCTTTCAGCAACAGCAACAGAGTCAACAGAACCTGTTGCGGATACACCACTAATTGCAACAAAATAAACAACCTCGGCGGTTACTGTGCCAACAGCGCCAGACGCGGCAACGCCGGAGATCTCAGATTGCAGACCTCCCCAACTATCACTGCCCCACGCCCCTGCGCCCCATGCGGTTGTCATGACCTGCCCTTAAGTCAGGCTAGATCAGGTTGTTGCCAAACGGATCAGCGCAGTGGTTGTTGTGTTGGAAGGCATAGTGAGCGTAAACGTGCCAGCAGTCACAGTCTGTGAACCAAAGGTATGCACGCTCACCGCTTTGTTGCTTTGCGTTGAGTTGTAAATTAACACCGCGTCAAACGCGGTAGTCAGAGTTACGTTGGTATAAGTAATACTGGCCGAAGGCGTAACAAATGCAACGCCTGCTGTTGCGGAGCTATTAGTCGCTGTTGGGGGTGTACCAAACGTAACCGCTACGCCGCCAGCTACATAGTTTGTGCCTGTAACTTCATTACTAGATGAGTATGCGGTTGTAGACGCATTCACTGTAGCCGTAGCTAAATACAGCGCTCCTTTAAAACTGTCTGTTGCGCCGGATGCGCGAACTGGGGCAGTGCCAAAGTTATGGGTTGCGGTCATCAACTCGCCCATGAAGCTTGTTGTCATTGCTTGGGTATTTGCCATGATTGGCTCCTTAGTTAAAAGATGCGGCTTCTACCGCAGAAGTTACATTTTTCTTAAGAGCTACATGCACAGAACGATGCACGAGCTCGCCGTCTAACCAGTACTCCACCCATGTGGTTGTTTCGTTGTCATTATCCAATGAACCTTCACGCTTTTCAAGCAATGAATCGTCCATGTCGCCTTTGGTTGTAGTAACAATCAATTTGAACTCCTAATTAATGAAGTGGTTGGGCCGTTAGTCGGCATTGTGATGGTAAACGTAGTTGTAGAGGTTTTGTCAGAACCAAAGTCCAACACAGCAATCGAAGGCTTACCGGCAACCGTGTCGTTGTAAATCAACGCACATCTTGCGGTGATTGCACCAGTCCAACTAATATTAGGAAAGCCCACATACGCGGTGTACCCCGAAGACGATACCGTGATGGGTGTTAACTGTGCACCGCCAAGCGAATACGTACCCGTAGCCGCTACTTCATCCGTTGAGCTGTAGACGGTTGTGTCTTCGTTTAGATTAGCGTTAGCCGTGTACAAAGCAATTTTGATAACGTCAGTCGTCAGGTCATGAATACCTTGATACAACTGCGCTTTAAAACTAGTGGTCTGGGTTTGGATAATCGACATGTCAAGTTACCTTCTGACGGAACTGACCAGAACGGTAAGCGTCTTGACGCTCCATGCCATCGCCCAAACGTTTTGCAAGTGCAAGAGCTTCCATGAACTTTTGGTTGTACAACTGCATCATGTCGGTTTCACCCTTCATGTATGTGTAAGCCTCAACCAAAGATGCGTACAACAACACCGTGTCAAAGTTATCACCCAGCCACGTACGGCCATCTGCCGCCACAGTAATAGACTCGGGGTAGAAGTAATAGTGAAGTTCAGTTCGGTAGTTTTGGTCAGGGGTGGGGCCAAGAATAAAAGTTAATTCGTCTGAAATAGTGCTACCAGACACAGCAGGGCCAAACAAAGCGTAATACTTTGGGACACCCGTATCGTTCGGTGTTGGATACGCCTGACGAATAAAGTTAACATCTTTGTTTAGCAAATACTCGTATGTGCCAGTGTTTACATCACCGCCAGTGACGTCTGTAATAACTGCCAAGGAATACACCGCTAAAAAATCATCAGGGGCTTGTAAATACTTATTGTTAACAGCCATTGACCCCTGCACGTTCTTGCGAATTGAGGGGAACTGAACCGAGTTATAAATACGCTGCTCAGCCTGCGTAACGAACACAGGGATATTAGCCACGAAATCTGCTTCCGTGTTCTCCGTGTACGCTTGAATAGCAGCGCTGAGTGCAGCGTAATTCATGCCATTGGGCCTCGTGCCATCAAGCCTTTAGTCGCCGCACCTGTACCGCGAACTTTGATACC